TTAGGGTTTTTAGAGGTAGTGGAGGTAAGGGTAATGTTTCTTTTCAAGAGTCTGCTCTAGGAGATGGTTTATATTTTGCCACAAATGGTAAAACAGCATCTCGTTTTGGAAAAAACGTTGATGAAGTAAATATAAATTTAAAAAATCCACTAAAAATTGTTTCTGATTCTGATTTTGTTTCCTTACTAAGAGAAGCTAGTTTGAGTGCTACAGGCCCATTAAAAAAATTTGGTCTTTTGCCTGATCGCTTACTTGAAACAAAAAAAGCTTATGATGATTTTATGTCCTCTATGATAGAGAAAAGAAAAACCTTAAAGGGGAAAAAGGAAATTGATGCTTGGTTTAAGGAGTTTGACGCTAATTATAATAAAATTGCCGAACCTTATATGCTTTCAAGACGTGCTAACTTTAAAGCTCTTAGTCAATGGGCTAAAGAAAACGGATATGATTCTATATCAGTAAATTTTGGTGTTAGTGATTTTAGGCAAGCAACTAAAGGTAAACTTACTCCTATTAAGTTAATGAAAGAATATGACAATATTGTTTCTAGGTCACAAAAAAGCCAAATGTTAGAAGAAAATTTTTCTCACGATCAAATCTTTGTTTTTAATAAAAATTTTAATGAGTTTGGATCTTTAAAGACAAGTCAAAAAACAGAAGATATTGTTAAGCTAGAAAAATCATTAGAAGCAGATCTTCGTGATATTCGTGGACTTAGAGATCGTGTTCGTGGAACTTATGGTGCGTCTAAAGATCCACATCAGTTATCTAGCAGATTTATTCGTGTAATGAAGTCATTTAATGTTCTTGTTGGAATGGGTGGTGCAATGATTTCATCTGTTCCTGATGTATTCAGAACTACAATGGTTGAAGGTTTTAGAACAACAAACGAAAAAGGATTTAAGAATCTATTCGCTGATCAAGCTGTTTATGTAAAGAAGCTAAAGCAGAAAGAGTTAGCCGCTGCTGGTGTTGCTGTTGATGCCACTCTTGGATTAAGAGCGCATTCATTTAGTGATATGGGTGACTTGTTTGGGTCTAGATACACATTAGAGCGTGGTCTTAATCAGGCAACTGGTGTTTTCTTTATGATGAACGGTTTAAATTACTGGAATCAAATGCTTAAAGAGTTTGCTGGTAATGTAACTATGCTTCGTATGACAGATGCAATTACTACAACTTGGGAAGGATTATCTAAGTCTGACAAGGAAAAGCTTTTAAAGAATGGCATTGATCGTCAAGACGCTTATCGTATGCGTAAGCTGATTGAAAAGCATGGCACAAATGTAGATGGTCAAAAACTTCCTAACACTGATTTATGGGAAGACCCCACAATGCGACTAAAGTTTCGTATTGCTTTAAACCAAAATGTAGAACGCATCATTGTGACCCCCGGGGCTGGTGATCGAGCTTTATGGACATCAACAGAGTTTGGCTCGATGCTGACTCAGTTTAAGTCATTTGGTCAGGGAGCAATGGTTCGTATGGCGACTGCTGGATTGCAAGAACGTGATGGTGCTTTCTGGCAAGGAGCCACGTTGCTTGTTGCAATGGCTGGTCTTGTTAATGAAGTTAAGAGAGCGCAGTACGGTATAGACAGTAAAGAAACATTTGATGAAAAGCTGTTAAATGCAGTTGATCGTTCTGGTGTTATGGGCTGGGCTATGGATGTAAATAATGCTGTAGAGAAGCTATCTGACAATAAACTTGGAATGAGGCCAGCGTTTACAGATCAGCCTCAATACAAGCTTCCTGATACAGCAAAAGCTGGTGCTGTGCTTGGGCCTTCTGCAAGTAATTTAATGAATATATCCAGTGTGATGGGTGATGTAGTAACATTTAATGCCAACCAAGATACACTTGATACTGCTAGGTTTGTAACTCCAGGGTCTACATTGCCCTACTTAGATCCAATTTATGATGGCGTTTTTGGTCAATAGATGTGAATTAACGTAATGAAGCCAACAATGTATAAGAGGATATTATGGCAACTATACAAATAGCAGACAATGATGCTCGTGTTCAATATTCGCAGGCTGTTACTGCAAATACAACACAGCTTACAATTGATTTCCCATTCTTTAGTTTGGATGACATCAATTTAATTGTTACAAGTGCTTCCGGTACAGATACAACTCTTTCTAGGGGAACTGGAACTGGAACATTTTCTGTTGTTGGAACTTCTGTAGATGATGGATTTTCTGGTGGTCATGTAACTCTTGGTGACACCTACAGTGATGCAGCAACTAAATATACAATATTTAGAAATATCCCTGTTACAAGAACCACTGATTTTCCTACATCTGGGCCATTTAATGTTAGTTCACTTAACACCGAATTAGATAGAATTTTTGCCATTGAGCAAGAGCTTGAGACATCTATTGGAAGAACCTTAACTCTTCCTGAGTCAGATGGAATTGTATCAACAACACTTCCAAACATTGATACTCGTAAAGGTAAAACATTAGCTTTTAACGCATCTAGTGGTGCGGTTGAGGCTGGGCCTACAATTGCTGGTGTTACTACTGTAGGGGCTATGGCTGCTGATATAGCTGCACTTGCTGACATTGAGGATGGGACTACAGCTACAGATGCTATATCTGGGTTAGCTGCAATCAAAGCCAACGTAACTGCGGTTGCAAATATTGCTACTGCTGTTTCTGCCGTAAATTCAAATTCAACTAATATCAATGCGGTAAATTCAAATTCGTCAAACATAAATTCTGTAGCTGCTAAAACCTCTGAGATTACCAGCGTAGCGGCAAAAGCAAGTTTACTTACAAGTGATTTTGTAAGTGATTTAAATACGTTAGCTGTTACTGATGTTATTAATGATATAAATCTTCTGGCAACGAGTGACATTGTTAGTGATCTTAATACACTAGCTACTACAGATATTGTTTCAGACCTTAATACATTGGCTACAACGGATATTGTTAGCGATATTAACACTCTTGCTACATCTGACATTGTAACCGACCTGAATTTACTAGCAACTTCTGACTTTGTTTCAGACCTTAATACATTAGCAACATCAGGAAATGTAACTGCGCTTAATAATGTTAGCGGTGCTATAGCTAATGTGAACACTGTTGCATCAAACTTAACTAATGTTAATGCTTTTGCTGATACTTACTTTGTAAGTGGAACAGCACCATCATCACCGACAACTGGTGATCTATGGTTTGACACATCATCAGATACTATGAAGGTGTACGGTGGATCGGGTTTCCAAAACGCTGGATCATCAGTCAACGGCACATCACAACGTGTGTCTTACACAGCAACGGCTGGTCAGACTAGCTTTGCTGCAACTTATGACGCTGGCTTTGTTGATGCGTATCTTAACGGCATCAAGTTAATTAGCGGCACAGATTTTACGGCAACCAATGGAACAGCGGTTGTCTTGGCTTCTGGTGCAGCGGTCAATGACACAGTGGATATTGTAGCTTACGGCACGTTTTCTATTAGTAACTTTAGTATTGGAGATGCCAACGATGTAACCGTATCTGGCGTTAGTAATGGTAAGGTGCTTACTTACAACAGCACAAGCGGTAGCTTTGAGCCTCAAACACCTAGTGCTGGTGGTATTTCCGATGTTGTTAGTGACACTACACCTCAGCTTGGCGGCAATTTAGATGTTCAAACGAATTCAATTGTTAGCACATCAAATCGAAATATTAACATTACGCCAAATGGCACTGGTACTGTGGTTGTAGGAACAGATCTTGATGTCGATAATATTAATATTGATGGAAACACGATTGTATCAACCGACACAAACGGTAACATAAATCTAACGCCAAACGGCACTGGCACAGTAGTTATAGGCAGTAAGGTTGGTGTCGGCACAAGTTCACCGTCTGAAAAAATACATAGCACTGGCGCAATGATATCAACTGGCTCAGCGACTACGGCTGTTGCATCAAGTTCAACTATAGATTTCAATAGTGGACAAACACGGATTATTAGCCGTGGAGCTGATACATCAACAAATGGGGCTTTTACATTTAGAGCTGAACGGTCTGATGGTTCTAATGCAAAAGATGTTATAATTAGCGGTGATGGGGTTCTTTCCTCTACTAGGGGGATTGTTCAAGTGGTCACTTCTACACCAAACACACATGCAAGCGGCAATCCTATTAATACTTGGTCAGAAATTAATAGTAACTATCGGGTTGCTATAACACCTCAATATTCTAATAGCCGTATTCTTGGAACATTTTATATACCAATCAATCCCACAGGTGCTGCAAATATTCTTTTTACTATCGCACCTTGGTATTCTACTAACGGCGGCACAACTAAAGTTATTTTAGCAAATGGAGCAGCAGCCGGTAGCCGTTTTAATTTATCAGCAGCTTGGACACGTTCTGCAAACGGTCATGATGGAAATGATATGCAAAACTACGTTATACATTTTCACCACGACCCTGCAACAACAGGGGCTGTAACGTATGGTTATTATTATCGTTCTGAAGGCAGTAACAATACCTATTTTAATCACACCGCTGGTAATAACGCTCAATGGGGTTGGACTGGCGCACACTATATGGAGCTAAGGGAATTAAAGGTATGATTTCAGTAAGCGAAGCACTCTCAGCCCTTGGTTTAAAAAATTATAAACTAGAGGGTAATCCTACAAATGAAAAAGAGTTTAATGCGTCTTTTGTAAAATTTACAGATTCAGATGAAAACAGTGTGGCTATCGAAAGCACTGATCCATCGGACTTTGGTGTCACTTGGGCAGAAGTAACTGCAAAAATGAAAGCACTGGTAACAGAAAAGCCATTGGCTGAACTTCGTGCAGAACGTAATAGACTTATGGCAGATACAGATTGGTGGGCATCAAGTGATTTAACTATGACATCAGCGCAGACAACCTACCGCCAAGAATTGCGTGATATAACTAAATCTGCCACATCACTAGACGATGTTTCTTGGCCTACAAAACCGGAGTAAAAAATGACCAGAGCAAGAGACATTGCAAATCTTTTAGATGCAAACGGTGACATTGTAGCTGGCGCGTTAGACAATGTTCCTGCATCAAATAACGCTTCTGCATTAACAACAGGCACATTGGCTGGGGCAAGGCTTCCTGATCCATTGCCTGCTATTGATGGCTCAAACCTAACTGGTGTAGCTGCGTTTGCATCAGGTACATTAATGCTATTTCAACAAACTGCTGCGCCTACTGGATGGACAAAGCAAACAACGCACAATGATAAAGCGTTGCGGGTTGTAACTGGCAGTGCTGGCTCTGGTGGCTCTAGTGCTTTTTCTACAGCTATGGCAACACCGGCTCTTAGTGGTTCTACTGGCGCACATACGCTTACTACCGCAGAAATGCCAAGCCACCAACACGCTCTTAGTGGTACTAATCAACCCGGAAGTGGCAATGGTTCTATCGCTGGGGCACCTAACAGATTAAACAATGTCATTAACGTAACCAGCGAAGCTAGAGGCACTAGACCGTCTGGTGGAGGAGGTTCCCACAGCCACTCAATGTCTGGCACTGCAACCATTAACGTAAATTATGTAGATATAATTATAGCAGCAAAGGATTAAAATGCAGCTTGATGTAAAACATAATTGCCCACTCAATAACTTTGAACCTTGCAAACAGTTAGACTGTGCTTGGTTTGTTAAGCTGGCTGGCACTGATCCAAATACTGGCAAGCCAGTAGATGAATTTGGTTGTGCTATGGCTTGGATGCCAATGCTGCTTATTGAGAACGCACAGCAATCACGCCAGACAGGTGCGGCAGTCGAGAGCTTTCGTAATGAAATGGTAAAGCAAAGCGAAACTAGCCACGAATTGTTGGAAAAAATTAAAAACCCAACCCTTGTAGACATGATTGAGGTAAGGCAATGAGAGTGTCAATTATTAAAGAAGATGGCACAGTCGTAAAAGACGGTGTTTCATACATAGGTTTAGACTTATCTAAATTGTCTAGCGAGTTTCACGCTTTGCAATGGGATGGATCAAACGGTGATGTTGAAAGCAAAGACGCTAATGGCAACCCTGTTAATACAGCCATTAGTGATTTGTCACCGTATCAGTGGTGTGTAGATGCTTGGCAAGCGGCATATGATGCAGAGCAAGCTGAGATAGCTGCTGCTGAAGCTGCTGCTAAAGAAGAAGCTGAAGAAGAATCTCCTTAACTTATGAACAGACCTACAGCCGCATCAGTCCAGTCTCAGATTGACACACATGAAGCTGTGTGTTCTGAGCGTTGGCGTGAAACCATCATGCGTATTAAACGCATTGAACATATTATGATTGGTTCTGCCGGAACTACAATTGTGTTGCTATTGAGCGTTGTAATGAGAGGTTAATATGGTAGTTGCTGAGGTGCTTACTGGTATTGCACTTGTGCAGCAATCCGTAAAATTTATTAAAGAAAACATCAGCACTGCTCAAGACATTGGGCAGATAGCCAGCCAGATAGACGATTTATTTGCTGGTGAAAAACAGGTTCAGCAAGCTAGAGCCAAGAAATCTGGCACTGGTTTGGGCGATCAGTTTGGTGTTGATACTGTAGCTAAAGAAATCATTGACGCTAAGTTAGCGGCTGAACAGCTACAGGAAGTAGCGACTATGGTTGACATGCGTTTTGGTCATGGCACTTGGGCTGGCATTATAGCTGAGAGAGCCAAGCGCATCCAAGAAGCCAAGGAAGCAGAGGCTGTAGCTAGACGCAAGAAGATACAAGAAGCTAAAGAGTTTGAAGAACTGATGAAGCAAGTTGTTCTTGTTGGATCAGTTATTGTTATAGCAATTGGTTTGTTTGTTTTTTTAATGGTTAGTGTAGCAAAGGCGATTGTCATATGATTAGTGTTGAGCAGTTTCTTAAATGGAAAGTTTTGCCTAGATGTATGATGCTTGCATCTACAGTTATGTCGTGGCGTTGTGCTGAATGGTTTATGGAATTAGATGTGCCAACTGCTAGTCAGTCAGCATTTGTATCTGTAGTTATGGGCGTGATGACAGGTGTGTTTGGCATCTGGATGGGGCATGAGCATAAGGGTGAAACCAAATGAAGAACGCAGCTACAAGATTGAATGAGGCTAGTGAGGTTACTATTCCTCTCCGCAATCTCATTAGTATGATTGCTTTTACTGGCGTGTCTGTATGGGTTTACTTTGGACTGGTGGAACGCATCGCTTTTCTTGAGCATAACCTTGAGTTGACCATGCAAGAGGTAGAAGAAAACGATAATTGGATT